CATGTAGTCGACTTTCGAGTCGAATGCAGGCAGAGGCTTGACGCGCAGGTTAAGATCTTAAATCCGAACCTGTATTTAGCTGAACAATTGGGTGTTGTGAACCCCCTATCGTTTGTGTGGGAGGCTGTCCCTTTCTCCTTCTTGGTTGATTGGGTTGGGAACATTGGTGATGTTCTCTCGGCCATGTACGGTTTTCCAGGCGTGAGCCTGGTGAACGCCAACCGAACCCTGTTCGTGTTGTCCACGCAACTCCACAAGTATGACCTCCACCCCTCGAAAGAGATGTGGACTGGTGAGAACGTGGTTATGAACCGAATTGTCGGCTCCCCTCCAGGACCTTCACTGAGGTTTTCGGTGCCTAAGGCACTTTCTCCAACACGCGCTGCAACTGCGGCGTCTCTGTTGGTTCAGCACTTAAAGACGTGAGTTACGTCTTGTGCGATCCTTAAAGGAAACTAACCATGCCTGCTTTGGCAAACATCACCGTCAAAAAGAACGACGGTATCACGGACATCATCTACACCGGCCTCGTGCCGGCATCCGGTGATCGTTCGAGCGCCTTCTGGCGCTGTGAAGCGGTCGGAAGTGCCGCGGCGTTCCGTCCGACGCTGTCGCTTGCCTCGAGGCCTAACGGCCCGGGGACGGCGCGACGTCTGGACGCCGTGTACACTTTTCCGGTCACTGTCACTGGTACCGACGGCATCACCCGTGTCGTGGATAAGGCCATCATCACCTCCAGCGGCGTTCTGCCACTGGGGATGGCCTCTGCGGACGTCAATGAGGCTGTGAGCCAGGGGTTCAACCTCCTGGTCAGCGCCCTCATCAAGTCCTGCTTCCAGACCGGCTACTCAGCCACCTGACGGGAGCTGAAGAGATGCCGAAGAATGCACTTCCACATGAGGTGGAGCACATGGTCCTCACGATGTGTGAGGACCTCGCCACACCCGTCACTCTTGCCGTAGCAATACGTGTGAGGTATGGGTGTTGGGACGATCTCGCGTTGATGCGAGTCGACCCGAAGCACTACGACGACACAGACCCCGACAGATTCTGGCGCGATGCCGTGGCTGTCGATCTGCTGAGGAAGAACCAGGATCTCCCGACGAGTTTCGACCGCGAGGCCGTTGCTCTGAAGAATTTCTGGCATTCCGAACATGAGTGCTTCCGCACCAATCAGCGGCTACTTCCTTTTCTTGGTTTCGGGCTTCTGTCCGAACAAGACGAGGCGATACACCGGATTATCCGGCGGATCGGTAAGAAAGTAGCTGACCTCCTGGGGCCCTGTCCGGATCTTCTGGACGGTCGCTTCGGGCCAGGTGCGACTTATGGCGATCGGGGAAGGTTTACAACCGTTCCTGATAAGATGTCATCTCGACCCACGTTGACGAGAAGCGCGATGTGGTACCTCCTCCCCTGGGGGGGGACCGCGTGGGCTACTGCCTGCGCTAACGCTTCTACAGATCCAGAGTTTGTCCGAGGGAATCGGTTCACCACCGTCCCCAAAGACTGCACCAAGGACCGCGGCATTGCCGTGGAACCTAGTGTAAATCTCTTTTATCAACTAGCTTATGGCCAAGTGATGAAGAGACGACTCTCTGCTGCTGGTCTCGACCAGCAGGATGCGCAAGTTATTCATAGGCGGGTTGCCTGTGAGGCCTCTATCAAGGGCCATCTTGCTACCATCGATCTTTCTAATGCCAGCGATACCGTATGTACCAACCTCGTCGAGTTGGTCGTCCCATCCAGGTGGTTCGAGGTCCTCGCGGATCTCAGAAGCCGGTGTACCGCCGTTGGTAACGGCTGGGTGCACAATGAGAAGTTCTCATCGATGGGTAACGGTTTCACGTTTGAGCTCGAAACGACGATCTTCGCGGCCATTTGCATGGTTGCGATGGAAGACTGTGGAGTCATGCCCTTTCCGGGGCAGAATCTCTTTGTCTTCGGGGACGATATCATCGTTCCTTCGGAGTGTGCTCGTAGCGTGATTGCAGTGTTGCGGTACCTTGGGTTCTCGCCTAACGAGAGGAAAACCTTTTCAGAAGGCCCTTTCAGAGAAAGCTGCGGGGGTGACTATTTCAATGGCTCGGCCGTGAGGCCTCACTATTTGGAATCGAACCCCTGTGAAGCTCAAGAGTTTATCGCACTGGCTAACGGCCTCTATCGTGCTGCTTGCGAAGGCGACACGGTTAATGAGAAACGTTTCACTCTTCTTCGCCGCGCTTGGTTTGGCATCCTCGATGCTCTTCCAAGTCATATCCGGCGCCTCCGAGGCCCTCAGGGCCTTGGGGACATCGTTATCCACGATGCAGAGGGGAGGTGGAACGTCCGTTGGCGACACTCCATCAGGTACG